GCAACGGCTCAAGCCCCAGCTGCTGCACTCGAAATTCCAGAAGGTGATATAGGTTTAGGTACAGCCCAGAAGCAAAGAGGCTACGGAAGAAAGAGATTAAGAACAGATTTATTGAAGGGTTCTGGCCTACAAATCCCTTAAGTTAAATGAACAATGAAGTTACCTTAACGAGTAACGTAGATAAAACTAACGCCTATAAATCTGACATGCAGCAGAAGAAAGGCGTAACTGTTGCATCTAAGTACGCTCAAAGTAAATCAACAAGAGCACCATATTGTGACCGAGCTCGTAAGAACGCTAAGGTTACATTGCCTCTGCTTTTTACTGACGAAACATATGGAGACAAAGGAAGCATACCTCAACCCCATCAATCAATGGGTGCTCGAGGGGTTACTAATATTGCAAACAAACTAGGCATATCTCTTTTTCCTATTAACACAGGGTTCTTTAAGTTAGAGATAGATGACCTTGCAATGATAGTTTCACAGCAAGGCCCAGAAGTTAAGACACAATTAGATACAGCCTTAGTAAAAGTAGAACAGCAAGTTAATAACATGCTTGAGACTATGAGTTTCAGAGCCAGCATGAACGAAGCGTTTAAACAATTAATAGTTGCTGGCAATGTATTGCTGTATATCAATCCATCAGGCATAAGAGTTATACATCTGGAAAACTACACAGTAGAACGTGACCCTATGGGTAATGTCTGTGAAATTATTATTGAAGAAGAAGTTAGTCCAAGTGTATTACCTCCAGACTTTTTACCTAAAGACTTGCAAGATAAAGGTTACGACAACAATAAAAGTAAATCATGCAAGATATATACATGTGTGAAGTTTAAGGAAGGCAAGTGCATGTGGTATCAGGAAGTAAAAGGTAAGCCAGTACCAAACACTTATGGTATGTCACCAGCTGATTGCTCTCCTTTTATTCCACTACGCTATGAACAGGTAGAAGGAGAACACTATGGTCGTTCATTTATTGAGCAATGGTATGGCGACTTGTCTGCACTAGAAAGTTTATATCAAAGTATTCTCGAGGCTAGTGCTATGCTCTCGAAGGTTTTATTTATGGTATCTCCATCAGGAAGTACAAGACCAAGGACTCTAGTTAATGCTGAGAACGGAGCAGTAATACAAGGTAATGCTGCTGACGTTACAGTCTTACAGGCCCAAGGTAAACTTAATGATTTATCTTTAGCTAACAATACTATTGATAGGATTGAAAATAGATTACAGTTTGCCTTCTTACTTAATAGTGCAGTACAAAGATCAGCTGAGAGAGTTACAGCTGAAGAGATAAGATATGCCAGCCAAGAGTTAGAGGCTAGTCTTGGAGGCTTGTACTCACAGCTGACTCAAGAACTACAGCTACCTTTAGTTAAAAGACTTATATTTATACTGCAAAAAACTAGAAAGATACCTGAGTTTCCAAAGGGAGAAGACGGAGAAACATTAATACATCCAAAGCCTATTACTGGTATGGAGGCTATAGGTAGAGGGGATGATAGAAACAAGTTAATGGAATTTATTGGAGCAGCAAGAGAGGCTCTTGGCCCAGATGTGTTAGTGCAGTATATAAATATGGAAGAAGCATTGAGAAGGTTAGCAGCAAGTAGCTCTATTGATACGACCAACCTAGTTAAGACTCCAGAGCAATTACAGAAGGAAGCAGAAGATTTAGCTAACAGTCAGAAGACTATGCAAGAACAGGAAATGATGGGTAAGATGATACAAAGTCCAGCAGCTGCAAAGTTGGCTGACAATTTTACAAAACAAGGAGCACCTTATGGCCCCCAATTCAAAGAAGGAGGAGTTGACCCCGAAACAGGACAACCAATTACCCAAGATGGAGGAAACCTCCAGCTTCCAAACCTCAATGAAAGTGGAATCCCAGCAGCCTGACCCTAACGCAAAGGTAAAAGAAATAGTTATCACACCAGAAATGGTTGAAAATCTTACAGGTAGAAACAGGAGGTAACTTATGCCAGACGAGATTACTATTACAGAACAGCCTACTGGTTCAGTTGACGAGCAGAATCAAGCAGCACTTGAGAACCTAGAGCAAGCAGCTGCGGAGCTCCAGAAGGAAGGTAACTTGCCTCAAGAGCAAGAGTTAATAGGTGGAGAGTTCGAGACTCAAGAAGATTTACTTGCAGCGTATAACGAACTAAAAGCAGCAAGAAGTCAAGAAGCTCCAGAACCAATGGGAACTGCTCAAGAAATGTATGGCGAAGCAGTCGGTAACATTCTTGAACAAGCTAATGTTGACTACCTCTCCATGAATGAGTATTGGCAGCAAAAAGGAGAGATAACAGAGGCTCACTACAAAGAGTTAGAACAAGCTGGTATCCCAAGAAATATTGTTAACAATCATCTTGATGGATTAAGACAAGATTACGCTGTAACCGAAAAAGAAATCTATGCTATTAGAGATAGTTATGGTGAGGACAATTTTGCAAACATGCAAGAGTGGGCAGCTGCAAACTTAACAGATGCAGAGAAGAAAGCCTATTCATCTGGTATTAATTCTAAGAGTATAGAACAAGTCAAATTAACTGTAGCTGGACTACATGCTAGGTATGTTGCAAGCGTAGGCAATGAACCTGACTTGTTAGCTGGCAGACCTGTAGCTGGTGCAACAAATAAATTTGAAAGCATAGCTCAATTAGAAGAAGCTATGAATGACCCTCGCTACGCTAAAGACGAAGCGTACAGGGCAAAAGTTGAAGATAAACTAAGTCGTTCTAGTATCTTTTAAACATCCCAATTAACTAACTTCTTGGCTGCTGTCTGTTCGTCAGCAGTCATTTCTGTTAGCGTGACTGTTTCGTTAACCCAATTAGCAGGGTCAAAGTTTGCTTCAGCAACAACTATCGCATACTTTAATTCTGACTTGTCATTTTTATATGGGTCTAGTAGTTTCATCCAATGCTTGTCTTTAGCTTTGTCAGCTACTTTCTCCATCATGCCAACGCCATTCGGTAAAGTCTTACCTGTTAATTCATGCTTATACCATTTAGTATAAAGCGATTTGTTTTCTGAAAAAGATTTAGTAATGTCCATAGTTTTATCCGTTTATATCTAGTGTAGCGAAACTTGTAAATCCGCAATCATGTCCACCGCTATTGTAGTCTGCTTGCTGATACCAACTATTTTCTCCACCTGTATAGTGATCTCCATGCCTACTTATCCAGAACCAGCCATTTTCATTGTTATAACCAGTATGAGTAAAGCCACCTTCTAGGCATTGTGCTGGTTGATCGGGCCAATGGATAAAGTATGGAACCCATCTATCTTGGTATCTTAAATAATCTTGACTATCATTCTCAGCCATTCTACTTGGATTCCAGTTCCAATACCCTGCTATAAATAACGAGCCATGTTCATCCATTAAGACGACATTGTTATTTGTACTCTCTGGCATAGCTCTAGGAATAATTTCTATTATCTTTCCTATCTTCATTTTCTTTTCATTACTACCGCCATCTTGAAAACTATCCCAATTACCTATAGCTTCATTCGGTCTGCTGTTATCTCCACCATCTTCCCAATCTCCGAAGTCAGAGAATTGTATTTCTCCACCAAACCAACCGCCTAAACTTGGAGAGTTAGTATGGCTATTAGGAGAGTTGTTAGTACCTTGTACTCCGTAATAGTTAGATGCTGTTGCGTATATCTTTTGGCTCTTACCAGTAGAACCACCGTCTGTTATAAACCATAAAGTTGAATATCTATTATTGGTAGAAACCATGTAAATAACTTTCTGATCTTGGCTATTCCATAGACTGCTGGAGTTAGTAAGTATTCTAGGCATGCCGTTAGTTCCAGAACCAGCTGAATCATATACACCTGTCTGCTGTCCATAGTCTCTGAAATATCCAGCGTAGTAAACCTCGCCATCTTCAGTAAGCCACCATGTTCTACCTTCAGCGTCAGCATCTTGGTTACATATAATATGAATTATTTTCTTACCATTTAAGGGAGAACCACTAACTGCTGTTACTTCAGCAAAGTCACTTCTATCGGATGTATTGTTTAAGCCTAGCTGGCCTTGACTTCCATAGCCTGTTGACCAGCACTTACCTGATTCAGTAATAACTAAAGTGTGTGTGTATCTATAACCGCTACAGATTACATACAATATTTTCTCATTATTAAATACACTCTTTGGTATTCTTGTCGCATAATATTCGTGGTTAGTATGCCCTTTACCTAGTTGACCATATCCGTTATATCCCCATGTATAAAGATTTCCATTTGTATCTACTGCATACCATGAACCATAGTCGTTACTATTGGTGTCCATAGTATGTGCGTGAGTACAAGCAAACTGTTTAATTTTTGGATAGTTTGTACCTTTTAATTCAGATGTACTTTCGTCATACCATTTCATAGGGCATTGACCAATATTCCTGTCTCTATTACTTCCATCCCCCATAGGCCCATATCCGTTATATCCACTAAAGAACACCATTCCATTTTCCATTAAATGATGCTTGATAGCTCTATTGCCATGAACCTGTAAAACTCTAGGGAATCTATGCTTTATGTTTCCATTTTCATCTAGTAACCCAATATCGTTACCGTTTAAGTCTGTAAGAAGATGGGCATAGTCAGGATTACCAGCTAACGCCTGTCTTAATTTATAGCCTTGTACCTTACTTCCTTTGTTTGGACTCCACCTAGAACCGTTTGCAGCATCCCTTCCATCTAATCCAATACCTCCACCATATA